CCAATCACCAATTGAAATACTTACGTAGAATGTTGGTACTGAACCATAATCTCCATCATAAACCAATTCTCGTTGATCTTCTTTACAAATATCAGCAATCGTATTCAATACGTTTTTAATTTGAGGACGATCTTCGTAATGATCATTGATCCAAAAATGATTTACTTGTTCATAACCGCGAGGATCTTGAGTCATTTCAATAGGACCTTCAAGAATAGTTACACAAATTTGAGAGTAGTTGCGATTACGCACACTCAACTTGAACTCAGGAAGCGCTTTTTTCAAAGCTGCACGCTTAGCAGCTACTTGATCTTTAGTAATGTAAGGCATAGTGTTTAACTTTTTAATTACAGATCTAATATACAAAAAAAAGCCCAAATAAAAAAATCTGGGCTAAATTATTTTCAATCTTTTTTCCAAGCTACCTTGTTGTCGACCTCAACTGCGATGATACCGGGATCCTTTCGAGTAATTGCATTAATATATGCCATTGGTTTTTTGATCTTGTCATAGAGTCTAAAATGATCCTCATAAATGACTTTAACTACTGAACCACCTGGCACTAAGCTAAGTTGATTAGTTCTCCAATTGTCTCCTACAAAATATCCACTGCTCATTACTTATACAATTTCTTGGCTACTTTCAACAAAAGAGATTCAGTCCAACTTGGTTTGTGCCCCCACATAATAGATTCTTCTAAGTCAGATGCCCATCTAAAAAACGGAGTGCTAATAAACAAGAAATCCCAGTTGTCAATTGTAAATTGCTTTACATTACCTCCATTTGGCAACCTAAACTCAAGTGAAAGTAATGCATAAGGTCTAAAGTCTTTAACCACCTCAAACAGTGTAAAGCCCCAGCAATCGTCACCGTCATGTAAATAAATGTCAAGCAGGTTTATCTTTAGATTCCATCTGCGAGTCTTCCAAGCTATCTTTTGTAATAGTCCCATCTTTATCTTTTTTCTTTATATTGTCTTTAGACGAAAAGTTCCACATTTCATCCCAAAAAATCATATCATCACCCATTTTCTACGATATATGTAAGTTCACATTCAGGATCATTAATAGTATGAACTATACGAGGTTTAGGAGCTCCATGGAGTTGTAGGATTTTACAGGCTCTGTTCCAAGCACCAGCTCTGATACAACCATTAACGCCAGAACTAAGATCACCCGGCTCATCTAACAGATCCTCAATGTGTTGATGAATAAAAGTCTTATCATCTTGATGACTGTAATCAACAATAAATGGATTAGTACTCATAATCTTCATATTCATCTAAGTCGTTTAGGCCTTTAATGCCTTTGTGATTAAACTTAGGTTCTTGGTTACGTTGACGCTTCTTCTTAAAGTTCAACTTTCTTTTGCGATCTTCGGGATTGTGGTCCTCACGCGATAGCTTACGCTTTTTCATTAGAAATTGGATTTAGATTAATCGTGGTTTGACGAATAGTCAAGCGGGGCTCCATTGTTCAACGTATCACTTGTACAATACGGTTGAAATGGTGGATTATAAGGATTTGTTATATCGTAAGGATTATACGGAATATATGTGATGCCATTATGATCTTCATTCTTTAACAGAATGACAGCCTCTTCTGCTGTAATAAGATTACTGTCTAACAGACGTTGTACAATGCTTGCTTTAGTCATTTGGCTTATCGTTTAGTATTTATATAGACTTAAGTTAAAGTGTTTCAAAAAAGTTCTAAGACAAGTTGGCCTGATTAATGTTTAGTTAGCGCCAGCAATCTGGCTATTAATTTCGGCAATGTGCTTTGAAAAGCCATCTGCCATTTTGTCTGTACGAGAATCGACATAACGATAAAGCTCGTTTAAGTCGTCTTCGTGTTTTGAATGTAATTGATCTGCGTATTCGTAGAGTTTACGCTCTGTTGCGTCAAGTCGATCAATCTCTTGATCAATTCTACGATTTAGCATCTCTTCTCGTTGGTCGAGTCTACGCTCGGTTTCATCTATTGAATTATAGACGTTGCTTATCTCGTCACGCAAATCCTTGATCTGCACAACAGTCTTAAACATACTAACAACACCAGCAAAAGCCAACACTGCTAATACACCTAAAACGAAAAATAGTGATTGTTCCATATTAGTTATATTTTATTTTGTTGGCCAACTTGTCAAAGAACCATTATCTTATTGTGTTACAACTTCGTTGATCTTCTCGTACTCGTATTTACCTTTAATAAACTCATTAAGAGCTTTACCTTGAGATTCTGCGCTATTAAAAGATTCGAAATCTTTAGCCTCTACGCCATAATAAACATATGAACCGTGGTTAAAATGAACAGTCAATGTCTTGTGCTCATAATTATAAGCAGCTGATGTTAAAGTAGAACTGTTGTACTGAGAATGTGTTGATTTAATCATATCTTACGTTTAGTCTTTATATGACCCAGTCGAAGACAGTTTCAAAGGGTATTAGACTAAATCGTCGATGTTACTAATCTTAACACCGTTCTTAATTAGGGCTCTGTTCAATTGATTAATAGCATTAACAACTTCTTGTGAATTACCTCCACCTTTACCAGATGCTCCGTCTTTAAAGGCTCCTACTACACCACCAATTGCACCTGCAACTTTTTCAGGAATACTTGCGTTAGATTCGTTACCTTCACCGACTGTGGTTTGGAATTCTTTCAGAATATCAGCTAGTCTTTGCATTGCTTGTTCAAGACTTTCACCCATTTCAGCTAAAATATCTTCAGCTGCACCACCATTAGCCAGGACACCAAGCGCTTCAAACATTGTTCTCGCCTCAGTTAATTTAGCAAGATCCATATTGTTGATACCTTCAGCAATCTTAGGCATTGCAACTGAGGTCATCATCATACTAGAACCGATGGTTCTCCAAAGTTTAGTTTGATCTTCATACTTATTACTGAATAGACCACCTTTTTCTTTATTAATAAATATGCCACTGAAAATTTGTGCCTTTTCAGGATCTAATGAATTAATAGCACCTGTCATTCTTGGTGTTGCCACGCCCATTTGCATATAAGTCATACCTAAAATGGTGTACATTGCTGTTTTGGCACCTAAACTTTGAAGGAATCCGCCACCGCCTATTAATTTTTCAAAGGCTTGCGTAGATTCAACATTAAGACTTCCAATTGCACCTGTAATTTTAGGAACAGATGTTGCCATTTTACTATACGCCGAGCTTAATACACTTAGCATCGTAATTTTAGGTATTAAAGTTTCTGGGGTAGATTCACCACCAAAAATACTCATAAATGCTTTACCTAATTCTGGTTTAAAGCTTGCAGTTGCTTGAACAATTGCAGGAATTGCAGTTTCAAATGTTGCGTATGCTTTTTGAATCGCTTCAATTAATGAAATTCTAAAAGGTAAGAATGCTAAGTCTGTACCTTCAGATGATCCCATAATTGCATCAATCATTGACTTGATAGTATGGTGCATTTTATCAGCGTCTTCAACTGACTTAGTTACTTCTCCAGCTGATCTTGCAGCTTCAGCTAATTTAGCAAATGGATCTGCAATTCTTTCAACTAATTTAATACCTTTTTCAAAGTTAGTTGGTTTCCAGAAAGTCCAACCTCTGCCCTTAGGAGCGCTTTCACCCAATTTAGTAAAGACATTAGTTAAGGCTTTGATCAACTTAATTGAATTGTTTTCAATCTTAGGCATAAGTTTATCAAGGTTCTCAACAGTGTACCATTCGGTAACGTTACCATCTTTATCAAATGACTTTGCAAACTTTAAGTTTGCCATTTCTTGAACACCTTTAGCTAAGTTAAATAATGGAGTACCCATACCTGAAACTAAATCAATACCCTTTTGAATTACAGATTTACCTCCCCACCAAGTGCCTTTAGCCTCTGGTTTTGCACCTATTTCAGCAAATGTACCCGCGAGTGCACTTACTAACATTTGTGTATTTGATGTTACTAAGCTTGCAGATTCAGAATTAAACTTAACAAAACCTGTAGCTTTACCTTCTTCGTCAAAACCAGTTGGCATTTTTAACATTGCCATATCTTGAACTCCTTGTGCAATATTAGATAGGGCTTGGCCCATATTCATTACTGCATGAATACCTTTTTGTACATCACCACCACCTGTTAAGAAGCCCATTAGACCACCTGCTGAAGGTGTACCAAAGTCAACTTCCATTTCTGCACCAGTATGTGGATCTTTAATAGTAGTTTTACCACCCGCACCAATCTTAGCAAAAGGTACAGCTAAACCACCAACTAAGTATTGTGTATTGACTACAACATTTGAAATGTCTTTAGCATTAATCTTATTATAGCCTGTTGCATTACCTTCTTTATCAAAACCAGTTGGGAATTTAAGCATTGCCATACTCTGAACACCAGCTGCGATATTGGACAATGCACGACCCATATTCATTACGGCCATTACACCCATTGAAACTGGATTAGATCCGCCTAGACCAAAGAATCCACCAGAACCTCCGGTAAATTTAATGGGAGTCTCTTCACCTGACATTGGATTTTTAACGACTAGTTCTTTACCAGCACCAATAGCTTCAAATGGAATTGCTAAGGCACCTATCATATATGCAATATTATCTGCTAGGTCTGGTAACTTTACAGTTTCCATAATTTTAGTAAAAGACTTAATACCTTGACCAATTAAGATTAATGACATACCAACTGAAATCATTGCTGCGCCTCCAATTGCAACTCTAGCTGACTTAAGCAATCCAATATCGAAGGCATCGGCAACACTACTAATAAATAGACCTAATTGAGTTTCCCCATTTTTAGATTTAGTAATATCTCCTCCATTTTGAATAGCTTTAGCTAATACAAGTGTACCGGTACCCAATAATATCATTGCAACACCTGCAACTAACATCGCCGCGGCGCCGGCTAAAACAAATGGGGCTGCAAGACCAAGTAAACCAAATTCAATAGCAATCATTGCTACTAGAGCTCCAATTTGACCAATTAATTCCCAGCCTCCTTTTGCAAGAGGTTTAGCCATTATCATTATACCAACGGCTAATAGAATAATAGCTACACCCGCTAAAATCATAGCTGTTGCACCTTGATTAATTAAAGAGGCTCCAAAACCTAGAACGACAAACGCAGCTCCTACACCCGCAATAACTAAAAGTGGTAAGAACGACTCCCATGTTACCGTTTCAGGTGGAATAATCATATTTAATAGAATAAACGCAATACCTACTACGATCATTGCAAGAGAAGCCCATAATAAAGCTTTAGCTCCGCTTTGAATTTGTTTAGAAGCAAGACCTAATAAGCCAAACACTAATGCAACTCCACCAACTGCTAATAATGGGTTTTGCCAGTTAATTTCACCCGGTAAAAGTAAATTAAATAAAAATAGCGCAAGACCTACCGCCAAAATAGAAGCTGCAGCCCAAAGAAGAGCTTTTCCGCCATCACCAATTGTACCTGAAATTGCATCAATAAATGCAAAAGCTAGACCTATTATCAAAATAATTTTAGCTGCTGACCAAAGCCCTTTCATGGCCCACGGTTCTATAATAGAAAATAGAGCTAATGAAACCCCAATTGATAGAATAGAAAGACCAGCGTACATTAATGCTTTGCCAGTATCTTCTATTGTAGACGATACGCCTAATATGTTAAGTAAGAAGAATGTTAATCCAATTATACCAATAATAAAAGCTGCACCAATAGCACCTTTTATCGCATACGGAAGTATAATACTGGTGAGTGCTAATGAGCCTGCAAAAACTAGAATACCTAATCCAACCGATTTTAGTTTAGATAGGTTTTCCATCGTCTCTTTATTGAGCATTTTACCAACAAGCATTACTGCACCTACTGTTAATGTTAATGCTATTAGAATTAAAGGTGAGGCCGCTGCTGTTAAAATTAAAAATGGTAAAGCTAAAACCATATAACCTGCAAAGGCCAAAACAGATTTACCAACATCACCTAATTTTGTTAAGACGCCGATAATACCTTCTAATGCTTTAGCTTTTTCAGCGCCATCTGATCCTAATTTGTTAATAGCATCTACAACATAACCTAAACCCAAACCAATTGGCTTAAGTGTTGGGGCCATAACGGCCATAGCTAAAGATTCTTGTAAACCAACGCCCTTTGGTGATCCACCTTTTTTACCACCAACAATATCTTCAAGTACAGTTACTAATGTATCTATGCGATCAAATAAGTCACCGCCCTTGGTAACTGAAGCCGCTGTGATAGCAGTGTTGTCTTTGATTTCACCTAAAACTGCACCTTGATTACCTAATCGATCAAAAGCGTTTTTTAAGAAGTTTGCGTTCAAGTTTAGAGATGCTTATTTTTTAAGTATGGAGAGTGCTGCTTTCGCAGCACTCTCTTCTCTCATACTATATATCTAAGCAACATGCTTTACAATTTCGGCATCCTTATAGAAGGTGCTTTCATTGATGGAACCTTAGGCATCTTAGGAGTAGATTGACTTCGCATTGCTGCTGATTGTTTCTCCTGTTGTTCTTGTTGGTCCGTATGTTGCTTGTTCTTAGCCTTAATGTACTCTTGAAGATTTTTAACGTAATACCAATATTCGTAGTAGTACATGTTTTCGATCTCCGAGGGTTGCATTCTAAGATGTATGCCCAGGTAGAACTTAGTCTTAAAGTAGTTCTCCAGAGAGATCTGAAATAATGAAAAGACTTTTGATGCCACCTGGGAAATCAAGAGGGGCTTTCGCTACCTCACCATCTACAGTGGTTTCAAGCTCAGTTTGTACACCGATTCTCATTTTTTCAGCAAGCCTATACATCAACATGTATTTTCTATCGTCCCATGCTTTGTAATCTACTTCAAGTGAGAAGATCTTAGTCAATGAAAGATCTCTCCAATCAGATACCGTATATGGTAACACTTGGATAAATGCTTTATCGATTTCAATCTCTTTTTCTTGACGATCTCTCAAGTACTTAGTGATCTCTTCCATTACACCAATTGTTGGTGGTTTCATTCTGATTTCACCAGCTGATTTAGTTTGAATTACATAAGTTCTAGCCTGTGAAGAGTAGTACTTTTCAATTTCAGCCTCAATTTCAGTTGGAATCAAGTTTCTAACAGAGAGTTCAATCTCAACTGACTTTTTAGTAGTTTGAGTTTTACCTTTAAGGATCAACTTGTTTTCTGGTTCAGGGAAAGTTAGATCTCTGATGCTTAGAAGCAGAATAATTCTGTCCTCTTCTAAAATATCTTTGTAAGACAACTTTTTACCAGCACCTGTAATTTGAGCACATGAAGCCACAATGTGGTTCAATTTCTCTTCCATGTCGATGTAGTTGTTATCGTCCATTGTTGAGAAGTGTCTGATCTCAGATGCTTTAGCTGATCTAATCTTAATTATACAATCTGCTGGGTAAAACTTACCTTTAGATGGTAATTCATTAAGATCTAAAACATGCCAACCTAAGATCGTGTCAGATGATTCAGGTTTATCTGGACCAAAGTTTTGCATATTAACTCTACCTAAACCGCTAGAGTCAATCACTGCTTCCATTTCAGAAGTTTCAGCTTCTGGCTGAGAGGTTTGGTTAATAGCATCTTTAGCATCAAGCGCTCTTGCCAAGTCCTCTTCGTTTCTGTTTAATTCGTCACTCATATTATTTTTCTTTTAGGTTTTTAAGTGTTTGTTTAACAATTGATTTTTGATCGGGTGTTTTTAACTTCAACTCACGTTGAATAAGATCCCTTATCCATGCGCTGACCGAAACTGGTCTGTTTTCAGTTTCTAAAGCTTCATTTAAGATAACCCGATTAACCTCACGTACTTCTTCCTCGGTTAAGAGAACCTGAAGCTTTTTGGTTAATTTGGTGTTATTCATAATATTTTAGTATTTTAATAATATATTATATTTTCTAAGCAAAAAAGAAGGAGAAGTCGCTTGGCGTCCTCTCCTTCCAAGTAGTTTATTAGTTCAATTCTTCAGCCCAAAGATCAGATCTCCAAGTGATCTCTAATGTTTGAGGGTCAGCAGTTTCGTAGTTTAATTCACCAGTGAAACCGATGCCTGAAGTAATGAAACAGTCATCTAAAGTAACTTTTCTGTAAATGTCACCTTCTCTGTTGAACTGTACGATAACAATTGTACCTACGTAGTTTTTCTTAAGACCCATTTCGCCAGTCTCAGGGTTGTACTGAGATCTGTACCATTGTCTCATCGTCTTGTATAAGTACGCTTGGTTAGAATCGTTCAAGTTCAATGTAAAGTTAACCGTTACATCGATAGCAGTACCGTCAGGCATACCAGCGAAAGATCTAGTAGCGAACTTGTACTTCTGCTCGATAGCAGCAACTTCTCTGTGAAGAGCTTCCAAACCAGAGATAGAGTTTACATGTTGTAATAACATCTCTTGTCCAGCAACGCCATCCGGAGGTAAAATAGTTACCTCAAATAGGTTAGCCTGTACTGGCTCAAAGTTTCTACCTTTCTTTTGAGTTTGGTCTTCTGAATAATGTGGTAAAGCCATAATCTTTATCTTGTTTTATTTATATATCTCGTTTATTAAGCAAAGTTACCTGTTGCGATTTCGCCTGTATTCAAGATTGTTACTCTCGATACTAAGATTTCAAGACCTTTAACTGGCTCAACGTAAGTATCAATAATACCCATGTTGTTGTCGATAACTTCAGTAGTGTTGTTAGTAGTGTCCATGATGTTTCTGTAATCGTAAACACCACCGTCTTTCTTAACTGACTCCATAAAGTTGTCTGCCAATGTTTTAATCTCTAATCTTGTTTGAGCGTTATTGAACTCGAACAAGTAGTTCTTCAAGATCTCTGCTAAACCATCTTCAATGTAGATCATTGCTTCTCTCACGTGAGCTGAAGACAATGCCGACTGAATTGACTGCTGAGCTGTCTTGTTTCCTTTAATTGTTAAACCAACGCCTCTTTCGAATACGATTGGGTTGTAACCGAATGGTTCAAGTACGTCTCTATCGTCTTTGTCAAATGCAAATTCTAGAGATTGTACGCCTGTACCACCAACAACACCTCTTCTAGGTCCTGCGATGATTGACCATGGCAATGCGCTTGTGTATTTATCAATATAGTTGTTAGATACGTAAGCTGCAGGTGGAACCACTTTAGTTCTACCGTTTTCGATTACATTAAGACCAGGACCGTAGTAGAATGCGTAGTTTGCACCTTCATTGATCGATGGTAATGTATAAAGAGCAGAAGGATTCAAGTTCAAGTTACCGCCAGTTGCAACGTATCTAGTACTAAATGCGCCTGTATTCTCATCTAAGAATGACGGGTTAGTTGAAGCTTTTAATTCTTTTACCATTGGAGCATTCAAGATAGCTGAAGCATTTTGTCTCTCTTTACAAAGGAAAGCAAGTTCTTCTTTGTTAAGAATGCCTCCGTTCTCTAATGAACCGAAAGTATCAATAACATATCTGAATGTGATAGCATCTTTGTCGATCAACGCGTTACCTAAACCTGTACCTGGCTTGATTGCGGTCAACAATTCAGCGATTAACTTATCGCTTTGTGTAGCACCGTCAAGTGGGAACATTGTGTAAACTTCAGTTGAATCTTCATATCTTTTAAGTGCGTAACCTGGAATCACTGAAACTGGTCTGTGACACTCAAATTTGTAAGATGTAGTTGAACCGTTTACTGACTTGATAATTCTCTTAATCTTAGCTAATTTACCACCGTCAGCTGGAACATACATACCAACTTTGATTTCTGACCAATCGTGATTATCAACGTTAGAAGTTGAGAATACGAAGTTACCAGCACCTAGATCTTCCCAAGTGTGAGTAGCCAATGTTGGGAAAAGTACCGCTCTTGAGTTAGGGTCGATAGTTACAACATCAAATGTAGCAGAAGCTGATCTTACGTATGGTTGTAAACTAGCCGTTTGAATACCATCAAATGCTGCATCGAATGCTTCGCCACCTTCTGGTGATACTTTAATTTGTGTACCTGCATTCCAGTTGGTATCAACATCTGAAATCATTACATATTCACCAGTAGTTGCGCCGGGTAAGTAAGCACCTGCACTTAAAGCGCCAAGTGTAACATTACCGATTGCTGCGTCAATGATCAATGAACCATCAGCTGGGTCAATTGAGATTCCAGTGTTGAGTGGCAATGAAGCCGGAGTTACGTTGTTTAAATCACCATCAAACGATTCGTATGCCGCTTGACTAAAGTTACCTTCAGTTGTAGTAATAATTACATTACCGTTACCATCATCATTAACACTTTCAATCATCAAGTATTCACCTGCAATTGAAGATTTTAAGAATTTACCAGCCGTTGCATAGTAAGGAGCTCCTTCGATAGTAGCTTTGTCTATACCACTAATTTTCATTTGACCACCGCTCATTACTTCTACTACCAAGTTAAGAGTAACTGGATCAATTGCAATTTCTTGATCAACTCTGTGTGAAAGTAGTTGGTAATCTTGGTAGATGCTGAAATCTGTACCTACCAAATCAATTGCACCTAAAGCATCTTCATTAACTGCACAGAACAAACCAGTTCTTCTTGCTTCAATGTTAATAAGTGTTTCGATAAACAATTGACGACCTTCATTGTCCATAAATTCTGGAATCAATGAACCAGTATATTGTGCCAATAATTCAACCTCTCTTAGAGCAGCGAATTTAGCAAGCTCAGATCTGAAAAGACCTTTATTGTCAAAGAATGTACCGTAAGTTGGGTCATTATTCAATGCAGCTGCATCAAATTTACCTTTAAATACCAATACGTCCACCATGTAGTCTGATACGTAGTCAAGATCGTCCATTCCTTCTGGAACGTTACCTTCACCATACCATTCTCTTGCTGTCATTTCAAAACCAGCAGTGTTAGCCGCTTGTCTTACGATGATAGTGATTGGTGTTTGTTTAATGTTAACGAAAGTAATTGCGTGATCTGATGCTTCGTCTTCGTTACCAGCTGCAGCTAATACTTTAGCGTCAGACGGTGTCCAGAACTTATCAGTATCAAATGCTTCACTATACTGTGATGTTAAGTTAATGTGGCTTAGACCTTCTTGGCTTGAATTAGTTGCTGGAGAAACCATTGATACTGTGTCATCGGGGTCTGCTGCGGTTAAATTCAAGGCTAAGATTGGGCCTCTTGAAAGAGCTTCGATTGCAGATCTGTGGAAGAACATACCTTTTCTTTCCAAAGACTTATCGATGCTACCAAAAACTTGGATAAACTGTTCTACATCTTCAACAAAAACTGGAGTGTTGTAAGGACCTTTTTTTGATCTACCTACAACTAATCTGATAGTCTCAGCTGGGATGTTAACAGTCTGTGATTTGTCAAACTCTAGACGATATACGCCTGAGCTTTTGAACTGTTGTAATTGAGGACTTAATGCCATAATTGTTCTATTTTATTTTTTTGTTCTTTTATTATATATCTGTTTCCGTTCGTAAATTTATTTGAGCAGGTCATAAATATCATACTGTAAATCGCCTTGATCAGTTGAATCTTTAAAGAGCACCCTTTCCATCGTATCATGAAGATCTGGGTCGATGAAATCTAAGAGTTCTTCAATGTAATCTGCATAGTCAGTAGTGTTAAAAAATTCAGTGGCTGTAATGGCTGTCATAATCGTGTCATCATTCCCCATCTGAGCTCCATAACTTCCATTTGGTAGTGTACCAAATAGACTGGCTTCTGTTACCGTTGATTCCTCTGTCAAATCTATTCTATTTATCTTGTAAAGTTTAGCAAAATTCTGACAGAAAATCGCTTTGTTATCAGACTTAAGTTTAATACCCGGTTTTAAGGTTCTACTATCATGTCGATGTTTAAATCTAACTACCATCTCATCATCAAAGTCATTTCTTTGTGGAAAGACTTGTCTTAAGTAATTAAAGAGGACTGTACCGTATGTGTTATATTCTACAATCATCTTAACGTTCTCTGCATTAAAGATGTCGACTGATAGCGTATAGAGTACTTTAGCAAAATCTTCAATGACATGCTCGTTTGATCTAAATACACCAACTTGCTCTATTTTAAAGAAGTCGTACATTGCACCTGGATTAACCACGTTCTCAATTTCCTTTTGATTCATTGGTGAAACTTGGAATATATTGATCACTGAGTAATCACCACCGTTTCCTTCTGCAATATCAACGCTAAATAACCAGAATTTATCTCCATCTTTACATGACTCTATGTCAAACTCAGGGTCCCAATATAAAAAGTCTTTAGTGTCAATTGAAATATAATCAAACTCATCAAAGTCATGCCAAACATATTTACGCATACGCTTACGCATTTTTTTCATATCAACTGGATCTAATAGGAGATTAGACGAGCTAACAAACTCATTACCATATTGACGGTTAAATGCCTCAATTGAGCCTAAGTTCCCAAGCTCTCTATCGTACCAGGTCTCGTCTCTGTCTGGATGTTCCCACCAGTCGATACGCATAGCAGTGTATTCGTTATCGCCACGATCTGCTGCTGAGTATATTTCGTAGAATTTGTTAAAGCCATTTGGTGTTGATGTGATTGTGATTCTTGATACTTTAGAAGCTGAAAGCGTTGGATAAACGTTTTCATAAAAAGTATCTACGATTGAATGGTGAATATGCGCAAACTCATCCAAATACAAATTGTGAATAGTAAAACCAATACCAGCCTTTGCTGTGGTTGACTGCCCAACAAGTCTACAACCATTATCACAACGTACATTCATTACATCATACTTAATAATACCAGGCTTCATAAAGAACGGTAAGTTTTCAATTACTACTTTGGCCTTATCAATAATCTCTTTAGTTGAATCTGATTTGTTAGCAAGTAGTAGTGTATTCTTATCAGTATTAAACGTTAAGTACCATGCATTAAATATAGATGCTGTGACTGTTTTACCCATTTGACGAGAAGCCAGTACAATGTTAAATCTTTCATGTTGGAAATTCCTTAACATTCTCTTTTGGTATTCACGCAATTTTACTCGCTTAATACCATCATCTGTCATTACAACCGCATATTTCTCAGCAAAGTAAACTATATCGCTTGCACATCTTGCCAATTCAGCAATTTCTTCATCAGTGTATTCAAAGACAATGTTACCTTTACGTAAGAATTGCTTACCTTCATAAAAAGGCATTGCAACTTTAGGTTTATAACCTTGATCGAGGGCCAATAGCAGATCATTGACTTGCTTGGTAGACCAAACAATTCTATCAGAAGAGGCTTGAGCTCCATCTTCCTTTGGGATCCATCTATTATCACCTACGTAATCACTCATCTGTATCTTCTTCGATGTCGACGTCAGTTATATCTTCGTCAGTATTTTTAATTCCAGCTTGAATTGCTGCCATCAAGTCCTTAGTACCTCTTTGAATATTTTTATTCTCAGTGCTTCCACCGCTCTCTTCAATTTCACGATTGTCATCTCTCTTTTTATAGATCTCGATGTCACGTGCAATTCTTTTAGTAGATTCTTCAGCTGCCATAAGATACATTGTCTGAGACTTAATAATATCAAGCATTGACTTTTGAAGTGTGGCAAGTACCTCAAACATCCTCGGTGCTAATTCACCACCTTCAATGGTTTCTAGTAGAGTTGTAAGTGCTCTTTCACCGGCCTGTAATTGATAGATCAATGAACTCATTGTCATTTCATCCATCTTTTTCTTTGCTTGAATATACTCGTCCTTCTCGATAATATCTGCATCGAGATAGAACTTCATTAGGCTCGTAATTG